TGCTTGGATCTCTTTGTTTTCCCTGAGATTGGCATACTCATCGATGATCACTAAATGATAATCCATTTTACCCTTTTTGTTGTATTCAGTAACATTGACCACATTAGCTTTACTCAGCTTCTTGTAGCGTTCTTCGGTGAGATATTCAAGGTATTTGAACAGCTTCATCGCTTCGGATTCATTCTTGGCGAATCCGGCCACATGTTCAACCCTTTTAAACATCTCAAACTCAACACCATTCTTTAAGTCAACAAGGTAAAGCTGTAAATCGCTAGGGCTTTTAGTCAATATGAGATTAACAATAGCTTGCCTAAGAAACACTGACTTTCCGGAACCGGGATAACCTCCCACAAGCAGAGCGGAAACCTGATCGCTAAACGTTAAGGTGTGCAACCCTTCATAGCCATAACCAATAGGGATCTCAACCGGATTCTTTGTTTCGATGACTTCATAATCGTATTTACTCATGAGCTTGTTTTCAAGGATCTTCATTCTGATGGTTCCATTCTCGTATCGCGTTTCAACGTGCGCTCCTAATCCCTCTGACAATCTTTGCTCGTTCTTCTTAAAATCCTCAGAGCATATGCCGGGAGGAAGTGTCATGACATACTCCTTACCGTTTTCAAGTACATGTTCATCGAATATTCTAGGGAACCAATCCTTATCATCGTCTTGGAAGTATAGCTTCAAGGACTTAAACAAAGTCTTTATCTTCCAGCGCGGATCAGGCGCAAAATGATATGCAATCATTCCCACGGCGGCGTATGAAAACCACCTCCAGAACGGATCCCTACTCATCACTTCAGCCATGATCCCAAAGATCAAAGTTACCATGCCGATTACCCCTGGAGTCTCCATAGGCTCGACACGCTTTGCCATATTGTCCCCTCCCTTGGTGCATATTCCCTCTCGTGGAAACTATGCCCACGCCGACCCACTCTCTCACTTTCTACATTCCTGCCGACACGGAAGATGCTACCCTGAACGGGCGAAGCGTAAAATCTCATTACTTCAGTCCTCACCCCTTCACAGTCAACCCATTGATAGGTTAACTAATACGTCAACTTATACGTCAGTATATGTTGAAACTTACAGACGTGTTAATAGTAATATTTTCCTTGACTATTTGACAAATAGTGTAGTATAATATTAACAAAGTTGTGAAACAGGAGGCAGAAGGCATGAATCGAAAAGAAGCACAAGAAGTGATCAAAGCAACAAAGGATTATCTTAAAGACGCTGAGGATTACTTGTCACTTGGCAAAGAAAAAGAAGTATGTGATTCCCTTATCAATGCCGTTAATTGTCTTGACGCATACCTGTATGTAAGCCCTGACAAAATAGGGAGGTGGATGAATGAGAATTAACCGTATAGTATCAGACTTAGGCAGAAGTGAATGCAGATTTGTTTTTGGTAACAACACTTATTCTTTTCCCGCAGCCGTTGGAAGCGGCAAAGAGTTCCGTATGCCCGATCTCGAAGGCGGGATTGATTCCCTTGCAATCAAGTATGACCAACGCGAATACCTGATTGGAGAATTAGCACTCAATGAGGATCGCTTCAACAGGCAAGTCAGAGTAAGAGATAAAACAAGCGATCCTCATGCGAGGGTACAACTCGCCGCAGGAACCGCATATATCCTTGCCGAACACAACATGAACGACTGGGAGGGCAGGGTGATAGTCAATTACAACATACGCGACTTCTCAAAGAACAAGGCGAAGTTTCAACAAGACTTGTTGCGCGCTTATGAGGTAAGGATCACGCGCGGAAAACATACCGGCAAAACAATCCGGTTCAAGTTCACGGATGTGCGCGTTCTGCCTGAAGGCGTTGGCGCAATGTATTCAGCAGTCTATGATCCGAACACTCTTGAAATAGTTCGGCCTGACTTAGCTAAAGACAATGTTGCAGTAATCGACATTGGTAGCCAGACCTGTAACATTGCATATTTCAAAGGACTAAGATTCATCGAAGAATTCTCTGGCGCATGGGACTTAGGGATGCATGTTGCTGAAATTGAAATGCTTAACTTTCTCAATGATGCATATGACTATGAACCCAACATCGCTGAATTGAAGGACATCTTCGAGAAAAAGAGTATTCGTATCGGAGATATGACACATTTAATCGCTCCGGAAGCGTCCGAGATATTGAGAAAACATGCCGGTAAGATCATTGACCAAATCTCAGCATTGATCCCTGAAGCTGACAGAAAGCAAGTCAATCATGTTTTAGTCAGCGGGGGAGGTTCCGTCTTAGTTCCGTATCTCAAACCCGCCTTTTATACCAACGACATTCAAGCCCTTCACCAAAGCCGTTGGGCAAATTGCTTCGGACAGGAGATCATGGCGAAGATGAAAGATGCCTAATTATATCCGAAAGAACATCGTATGGGATTCCGACTCCGACACTTACATGAATGAATTCCTGGAGGAAACAGAAAAGCAAGGAATCCCCTTCTCTGAAGCGATACGCCGATTGGTGAAGGATAGAGGTAAAGGGCAAAAGGATGCGGAGTATGAGGAACGGATTGCAAGACTCGAAAGAATGATCGGCGAATACCAACACAATGTACAGACTGTGCAATTTGTACAAACACAAGTGGAAGATAAAGAGAAAGAAAAGATCAATAAGGCTGCGAAAGAAACACTTAATGACTTTTGGTGAGATTAACTTCTCACCTTTTTTATTGGAGGAATCTCAATGACAATACTTGCTTCGTTGTGCATCCTGCTGATTCTGATATTAGCGGGTGCATTTTTCTTTGTCCTGTTTTACGGTCTAAGGTTGATCAAAGACCTTCTCAACAGGATTCAGGCACCTACTTTTACAGACTACACCAAAACCGCGGATGTAAGAGAAAAGGTTGTCGAAAACCGCATACCGGTTCTCTGCGATGGCATGGGTGAAATAACACCATTAATTCCAAATAAGAGGTGATACGATGATTGTTAACTTTGTTTTAGAGATGGCTTTATCAATAATGCTTGGGGCAATCGGACTCTATTTTCTTTTCACGGGTGAAGTGATTAACGGCTGTATCATTATTGGATTAGCGTTAAACGCTTGGAACACTTGCCCCAAATACAATCTTACTATCGAAAAGGAGGATGGCTGATGGGAAAAGATTTTGGAGTAATACCCGCCGCTCGAATACCGGCATATGACTCAACTTGGGATACAGTTAAACCTCATGGGATAAGCAAAGCGGGAGCGGTCGGTAGAAAGACCGTATCAACGACCGCAGCAGAATTATTCGCAGGTGCGTCAAGACTTGCCAACAGGAAAATGATAATCATTCAAGTGTTAAAAGCTGAAACAAGCCCCATTTATATTTCAATCGGGCAAGATGACATAACAACTTCCACGGGATTTCCCCTAGACCCCGGAGTTATTATGACCCTGAACTTTGATTCTGCAACATCTTCGATCCCCATTTATGCAATTGCCACTGCCGATGTTTCCGTTTCGGTTATGGAGGTAGTGTAAAACAAGAAGATCGTAAGGAGGTGAATGGATGAAATCAGATGCAAGTACCCTTATTGAAGAAAAGTTTTCCGAAGCCGATATAACTTCTCGAATCAACGAATGGGAAGATAACCGCGCTTTTATCAAGGGCAAACAGTGGGCAGTAAGGTATGACGGCAGAATACTTGACTTGAAGCCGGGAACACAAACAAGATGGGGAACAGTCCCTTCACATACTGAGATGGTAACAGACAACCGAATCTTCCCGATCTACCGTACCGAGAAAGCTAAACTTGAAAAGAACAAACCTGTTCCCGAAGTCAAAGCGTCTTCCCAAGATGAAGAAGATATTAACGCTGCCAAAGCTTGTTCTCAACTACTCGAACATTACGAGTATGATCTTTCTTTACCTATGCAACGGAAGCACATGTATGATTGGCTCGTAACCGTTGGCACAGGTGTTCTAGGAGTGTTTTGGAATCCCAACAAAGATGGATGGGTTCCCGATGTAGAATCAAGTCAGATGTTAAATGGCAGGGGAATAGGCGATGTTGAAGTGATGTCAATTCCGACTCCACAGATGCGCCCTGACCCCTCCGCTTTAACCCCTGAAGAAATGAAATGGTGTGGCAGGGAATGGGCGATGAGTGCAACAGAAGTCTTTGATCGATGGGGCATTGAGATTAAACCCGAAAACACAGTTTCACTCCTTGAAGGATTCAACACATTTGAACCCCAAAACGACATCAAGGGTTTTGTGAAGATCAAGGAATTATGGATGCTCCCTTACAAGGATTACCCACAAGGAAGGTATATCGTTAAAGCTGGAGATACAATCGTTTATGACAATGTTAACCCCACCTGCACTCAGAAGAATCCGCATGGATTTATACCATATGTGTTTTTCAGACACGTAACGATCCCGGGTGACTTTTGGGGCATGTCAATCGTTGGTCAGATCATTCCTTTGCAGAAGGTTCATAACAGAACCCTATCGAGAATGATCGAGAACAATCGCAGGTTAGGTTATCCTCCCTTAATGATTGAAGAAGGCACAATAGATATTAAGCGGATCACAGGTAGACCGGGCGAAGTCCTTGAGTATAAACCCGGATTCAAACCTCCAACCGTGCCGACTTTCCCACAACCTCCACCTTCTGAAACCTTCATTCTTGAGCAGACATCCGTTGCAATGAGTGACATTTCTGCACAACATGAAGTGTCCAAGGGGCAGACCCCTCCAGGAGTCCGAGCCGCCGCCGCTATTCAAATGCTTCAGGAACAAGATGATTCCCAAATTGCTCCCACAGCTTCTAATATAGCTTATGGCATGGTGGAAGTGTGGAAAATGATCTTGCATTATTGCGCGGCCAACTACCTTGAGAAACGCGCAATAAAGGTAATCGGCAGAAACAATCAAGTACAGGTAAGAGATTTTATGGCGAATGATATTCGCTCCTATGATGTCAGGGTAAAGCCTGGTACCGAGATGGCGAAGTCACCTGCGCTTGTCAGACAGCAAGTCATGGAACTTGCTGGGATAGGATTCTACAGCGACAAATTTGATCCGGTCATGAGGACGATCCTTTCCAAACAGCTTGATATTATCGAACCGGAACAAGCATACGATTCCGCTTATATCGTGATGAACGCAGCACAAGAAGAAAATAGACAAATGGACAACATGATTCCGGTTGAGGTTAAGTACTACGAGGAACACAAGATCCATAAAAGAGAACACAGAAACATCATGGACAGAGCGGAGTTTAAAGGTAAGCCTGAAGAAGTCCAGCAGATATTCCTTCAACACTATCAGGATCATTGCATCTATGAGCCAGACCCTTATTTTGAAGTCTTTAAGTGGCATATGCAAGTACAGCAAATATCCGAACAAAACAAAATACTTGAACAGCAGGGGAAACCGCCTATGCAGATTCCTCCGCGCCCTGGTATGCCGCCGCCGCAGGAACCGCCGCCTAAGATGATGGGGGCAAAACCTCCTATCGAAGCGGAACAAGTTCCTCCCTCAATGTAAGCAAAGGCATTAGCCTTTACTGAACGCCAAACCAAGGCGTATTTTTTGTGCCCAAAAACGGGCGAAGGAGAGATATTTATGACCGATGGAATTACCCCTAATGTTGAACCAAACGTTGAACCACAAACAGAAACCATTCCGCAAACCCCGCAGGAACCCCAAGGCATCAAAATCAAGTATGCCGGACAAGAAGAAGTCATTCCCTATGATCACCCCGATTTACCATCTTTGATCCAAAAAGGCAAGGACTACGAGAACTTGACCACGACCTATGCGCCAATGAAAGACTTTGTTAAGAAGTATGGCGCAAACGCAGTTGAAGTTGCCGTAGCCGCATTGCAAGAAGCGGAAAGGCAGCAGATGGAAACTGAGCAGTATCAGCAACCCTACAGTGACCCCGTTGCAAAACAGGCATTAGCTATTGCCAATTCGTTGGCGGTACAGATGACCAAACAGAATATTCAAGCTGCACAGCAACGGTTATACAACAAGTTTCCTGATGCGCAAAAAGAGGATTGGAATAAAGTTTCTTCTTACATGGCCAAACGCGGCTATGCTCCGGAAGAAATTGAAAGTGGCTGGGGTGCTTATCTTGCCGAAACCAAAGGCTTGGATGCGCTTGAACAACTGGCAATCCAAAAGTATAATGCCGAAGCCGCTAAACGATCCGCTTTACCTTCGCCGATTGGATCAAGTCAAACACCCTCTAATCTACCCGCAGACAAACCCGTAACAGAAGAATCAATTCTTGAATACCTCAATGCTACTAAAGGATAAGGAGATGATCCCGCATGGGAAATTATGAAGCGTCTTGGCAAACCGGAACTGCCATCGAGGGTCTGATGAAGACTCAGTTTGAACCGGATATTAAGAAATACTTTGAGAATGAATTTTGGGCATGGAAAACCTTTGGCAAAGATAGTAAGGGCATTTTGATGGGCAAGGGACGTATCACCAACAAGAACAAGAAGAATGAATCTTATAAAACCCTTACCGCGTACAACTCACCCCTTCCGCCCTCCGGACAACCGTCGTTCGGCGGGCTCGAGTTCGAAACCAAACGTTCGGTATCCGCGATGAAGGTCTATTATGATCTTGTGGAAGCTACAAGCGAGGGCGCGGAATCTTTGGCCAGTTATCTTTCAACTCAGTGGAACGACACCAAAGAAACCCTTTTGTTCCATGTCAACCGTCAGGTTTACGGTGATCATACCGGAAAACTGTGCAAATGCGCCGCCGCAGCCGAAACCGTTGCGGGGACAACCCACAAACAGAAAGTAGATACTACCAAGTTCCTGCGCATTGGTATGGATATTGATATTCATAACGTCGGTGGAACCCGTAGTGTTGTAATCTCTGCCATTGATGAAGATATCAACTACTTCTATTTTACCGCAGAAGATTTGCCGACCACAGTCGCAAATGATGTCATTACTCTCGATGGACAGAAGGATGCCGAGGTCGAAGGCTTTATGTCTCTTGTTGGAAGTAAGACCAATACCGTCTTTGGCATTGACCGCACCGCCGTTGGCAATGAGTGGTTCAAGCCGCTTATTTACGACAAAGCCAATAAGGCTTTGACCTACAACGACTACAAAAAGGCAACCGACACCATGAAGGCGCGTGGCGGCAAATTCACTCATCTTATCACTACTCCGGAAGTGCGCAGAGCGTATGCGGCAATCTTCCTGCCCGATATGCGCTGGAACAATCCGGGCGGCGCGTTGCCAACTGGGTATGGCACTGTTACCATTGACGGTCAGGAGTTCAACGTAGATCACTATTGCCCGGATGGTACTTTGTTTGGAGTTGACAAAGCGACCTTCAAAGTCAAGCACACCGGAGAGCCGCATTGGATGAAACTCAAAGACAGTGCTATTCTCGAACGCTCCACCGATGGAACCGCCTCTTACGATGCCTACATGACCTATCGTTGGCAGTTCATTTGCGATGAACCGCGCAAGAACTTCGCCATTCTCAACATCGATACTTCTGCCGTAGCTTAATAGGGAGGGGGCAACCCCTCCTTTTCTTTTGGAGGTGCTTAAATGATTACAAATAAAAACATTGCCGATGAAGCAAAGGTTAGGTACTTGCAGGTAAGCATTGCGGCATTAACCGCGGGGAACGACAAGGCCGCAACAAGGTTAATGCCACTACCCAAATGCAGAATCACCGAGGTCCTAATTATGGCAGATGGTGATGACGCGGGGATTGATGCTGCGAACACAAGCGTGTGGGTGGTAAAGAGTGGCACCAATACGGTTGCAACCAAGACCTTTAACAACACAGTAACTTTTCCGGACGCGGGGAAAACCACTACATTGACGCTTGATGCCACTAAGGACGAATTAGCGGATGGCACAATCTTAACTTATGCTATCACCAATGGCGCAACCGCCGCAACGCCTGCAACAATCATGCGAATTGCATATGTTCCTATGGATGGAAGGGAGTAATTCTCCCTTCCCCTTTTTGAGGTGATAATATGCTGATTCCTATCGAAGATAATGTATACGATATGCCCCAAAGGTTAAAAGAATATGAACCTACACTAAGTCTTTTCTTTGAAACCGATTCACAAGAATTTCAGGTATGGCAAATTAAAGATCATATTCCACAATGGGTATGTTCTACGCCAAACACGCCAGATGATAGCTTGCTGAAGTACCTTAGAGCATCGGACAATCACAGGATTCCGTTTAGTGAGTACATGAGAAAGATTTATGACGATGACGAAAAGACGGAAAGAGAAAGGCAGAAGCGCAAAGCGGAATCAACCGCCGAATTAAAGGATGGCATTTTATCTGAATTAAGGCGGGTGATAACATGAATTTCCAAGATATAAAGACTCGCGCTCAGAAAGACTTCTTATGGGATGACAACACAGCCACAAACGATAAACTTAACCGGACAATTAATGAGGGATTGCGAAGGTTCGTTCGTGAAACCCTTTGTTTACACGATGTATCTACTTTAATGACCGTAGCGGGTACAGCCGCTTATTCTCTTCCTGCCGATTCCCTGAACCCTCCCTATGTTCATCAAGTGATATGGGATAAGTATGTTTTATATCCTATGAGTTACCTTGAAACAAGGGACTTGAAGTCCTATTTGCACACTTCAGGATCTCCCACAAGCTTTTATTTTAACAACGGTCAAATATGCCTATATCCTGTTCCGGACTCAGCCAAAGAGTTGAAGATTGTATATTACAAGAAACCTGCCGAATTGTCAGCAGATGATGATGTACCGGAGATTCCGGAAGAATTTCATGAAGCCTTAGCTAATTACGCCGCTTATCAGATCATGAGATCAGACAGGGGCGCACTCGCTGAAACTATGACCGCCGCAGACTTCCACGAACGCGAATTCAATGAAGCCGTCAGAAGATGCAGAGCGGCGATGTGGCACAACCAAAATGACATATTGGATGTGATCGGATGAAGCTAATTGAAATCAAGAAGTTTGGTGGCTTGAATGTGGCTGACGATCCTTCCAATCTCAAAGAGGGCGAATTCGTTGAACTAAAGAATTGGCGTTCGTATTCAGACGGCAATCGCTTATCCTTGACGACACGACCTGGGCGCAGGAGAATAAATGACACTTGGGGAGAAGGCAAAGTCAGATCAATAACAGGAAGTACAATCAGCTCTATTCCTTATCTATTTGTTGCTCACGGGACGAAGTGGAAGAAGGTAACTACTTCGGGTGTAGCTACCGACCTTGCCGATATAACAAACGCCGATGCCTCTCAGATTGTATGGAAGGGCAATGTGCTGTTGGCGAATGGCACCGACTTCAAAAAGACAGATGGCACTACAACCGCAGATGTTGGCGGCACCCCACCTAAAGGAAAATACCTTTGTTTGCATGGAGCAAATGTTGGTTCAATCTTATTCACTGCTAATGTTTCGGGCAATAGTTCAAGAGTGTATTGGTCAGGCATAAACGACTTTGAATCATGGAACACACTCGATGATTACAATGACCTGCACGACTCCGACAATGATGAGATTACAGGCATGTTCTCTATGGGTGGAAATTTGTATGTTTTCAAGAAACATCAGATTCATGCGCTCCTTGGAACCGTACCAGAAGAGGATCGCTGGACAAAACTTTATGAGGGCGTTGGATGTATTGCCCCCAAAACAATCTGCACTGACGGCGATTCGATTTACTTCTTGTCAAACGATGGCGTAATGAAACTTGCAAACGGTTTGCAGAACATCTCTTTGCCAATATGGAATGAAATTAAAGGCGGCACATTAAACCTTGCCTGCGCTGCGGTTTATGACAATAACCTATTTCTAGCAGTCAAGACTACCCCGACAGAAGCAGACAATCACCGTGTATTTGTATGCGACCTCGCAACCTTACAATGGGCAGAAGACACAGGCAAGACCGTATCAGTCTTTTACACTTTTGAGGATGATCGCAACCTTTATTCAGGTGATTCAGTGGACGGAATCATATGGCACGAAGAAACCGGAGTGAACGATGAATCAAAGGATGGCTATATCAAGAACCTTTTAACAGAGAATCAATCCACGTTTGATGTTGACTCTAATGGCGATGGGGTTGCGGATGGGTGGCTTTCTATCTTACCTCAAACATTGTCAACGGATTCTTATCAAGGCTCTTATAGTCAAAAGGCGGAGGGGTCGCTATTGGTGTCAGTCGCTAATATAACACAAGGCGTTGAACATTGTTTCAGCATCTATGCGAAAGCCGATAATCCCACCATTTTAGATTTCAGGGCACCATATATTTCGAAACATTGCTTGCTTGACACCACGTGGCAAAGACTTTTCGTCACATTTACCCCCGCCGCATCATCCGCAACGGTTTTCGTTGAATGCGGCCCTTGTTATCTCGATGCCGCTCAACTTGAATTGGGAGAGAAACCCACAGCATGGGTTCCGGGGCAAAGTTCGGTTCCTCGCGCCCTTGACATCTTCTCCTCCGCAACCACTTCCGAAATATACCGTGATGGACAAAACATGATCAGGTGGATCACCTTGCAAGCAAGAAGCGAAGGTTCTGACATCGGATTAAATGTAGTTTGTGATGCAAGTTCTGAAACTGACTTTGTGTTTGAGAACCCTAACGTCACGTGGGAAGAATGGTCTAATTACACATGGGGTGAATTAAGCGTTTGGCCAACACTCAAATATGGGCCAATGCAAAAAGGAACTTCCCTTTACGGAAATTCCTTTCAGTTTAAGTTTAACGCCACAGGCAAATCCAAGGTGTCTATTAACTCCCTCACAGCGGAGGGAATCCAATTAAGACCGAGGTGATAACATGAACAGACTTTATCCCGAGCAACAAGTTGATATTACAAAGATTGACGCAAACTTTCAGGAGATATGCGCTGATAGTTGGGTGACGGAAGGCAGATTAGCTGTCAACTCCGTTCCTGCTTCCAAACTCGTAAATGGCGCAGCTACCGACATAAAGATCGGTACCAGAACAATGGATGATACAACCGCACCCACTTCAAAATCAGGAATGCTTCAAGACCACTTGAACAATATCGGCTACATGCTTAAATCAATTACAGGCAAGGATGATTGCATTACTGCGCCAAATACTCCATTGGGAGCCCCGCCGATTGCAAGAGTAACAATGTCAGCCGATCAGGGACTTACCACAACCATGGCAAAGGTTAAATTTAACACAAAAACATTCGATGTTGGGGGTTACTTTGATACTGCCACTTACCAATATACTCCGCCTGCGGGATATTACAGAGTGACTGTCACGGGCGTTATGGGAAACCTCAACACGGTCATAAGGTGGCGAATATACAAAGCGGATTCATTATGTGTTGAGCAATTTATTAACCCAGCCGACACGCGCGCCACATCCTTCCCCTTCTATATCTCAGACGTTATAAGCGTAAACGGATTAGAAGCAATAAGCATACGGGCGGCCGCCACATCCAGCGAGCCATTTATTTACGGAGCATCGGCCGTTGCTGTTTTTGAGAAAATTTGTGACAATTAAAGCCCGACCGCAAGCAGGAAGCCAAGTCCGGTATAGTCATTTATTGTCCACCCCTTGAAGTCATCGATGGCATGTAAGCAATATTGATTAAAATATACCTCTAGCGTCATTCTGCTTATTTCGATGCCGACTGTTGCCCTCCAATAATAATCTTGCATCAAGGGATACCACTTTAAACAGTTTTTTCCCATCGCCGTGAAGCTGAGCAATTCCGCTTCAATGCTTGCAAAGTATACCACAAATTGTTGTCTGATATTAAGTTTGATTATTCCTCCAATGCCCCATTCCCACGCATCAAACAAAGGAGAACCGCCCCACCATCTCTCCGGCAAATATTCTCCAGATATTCTTATCTCGCTGCCCTCAAAGTCAATGGTCGGAGCAGCCAAAACTTTTCCGCAACAAATCAGCGTTAACACTAAAGCCAAACCGACCACCAATACTTTTTTCATTTTATCCACCTCCACTATTTACAGTATACTATATGCCACTTTAATTGTAAAGGAGGTTTTTAATTGGATGTAAAAACAAAAGACGGACAAGAATTATATAAATTACAAAAACAAACTGCGATGATTAAGTTGCTTATTGGACGCAAGGTTGGATTCGATATTTACTACTATGGCGCAGACGATGTTCGTATAACCGCAGGGCTAATTCACGTAAACAATGGCGGAGATCATTGTATAGAAAAAAACGAAGAAACCAAAATTGATACAGCTATTACAGGATGGCACTATGTTACGGTAAACAACTTAGGGAATATTGCAATGCGCGCAGCGACAGGAACAAGCTCGCAGCGCCCAACCGATGTTTGTTTTCAATGGTCGGGATACAATCATTCCAAGCACGGATACTATTTTAGCAAAGCAGAGCGCATCATCGGCGCAGTCTACAGGGTGAGTGCAACATCGTGGTATATCATTAGCTGCGGCGAGGGCGGTAACGAAACCGGCAACAACTCACTCGGCTCATGGGAACGGGTGGGCAATGTGCAGACCGCGCGGGGGCGTTTAAACGTGACCTGTGCCATTGATCAGGCAACGGGCAGCATATACATATCGCCCGTAATTAATCCGGCGTGGCCTGCTACATTTAAAACCGGCGAGAGTCCGCAAGCGAGTTATTGTCATTCATCGGATGCTTTGCCATTATGGATCCTGAGTTATGGCAAGCCAACCGCCACAGGACATAATGGCATATTTTTGGCGCGTGCGATCACATCATCGTCGTCAACACGGCAAATTGATTTTATAGCCATCGGCAAATGGCGGTAATCTTATTGAATACTAGGGAGGTGATTCAATGGCTAAATCTAGTTATGGACAAACGAACAATCAGAGTTATGAGCCTCAAACGTTTTTACCCAAGTGGACGCAGTACCTTCCCGGCGTTGGTCTGTGGGCAACAGCACTTAATGCATTGATACCGGGAAAACAAAAAGAAGATGAAACCTATTCCTATCAAGATCACATGACACCAGAAATGAAACAGAACATGCAATGGTTTCAGCAAAACGCCTTAAATCCTCAATTGAATCAATGGCAAAAACAGTATACCGAAGGACTTCAACAGCGTCTTGATCCTAATTGGCAGTTTTGGTCTAACGATCAAGTCAACAACATGTACAATGCTTGGCAGAGTCAAGCACAAAAGGCGCATGACAACACGATGACCGATATTGATCGGTACAATCAACGGCAAGGACTCATGAACTCAGGCGAAGCTAACCGCAGGAATGTTGAGGAAATGCAGAACTGGGAGCAAGCACAGTCTAACAAAATGGCTGAACTAGCATGGGAGAATCAAAAGGCTACTGAATCTGCAAGGCAATATGCTTTATCGGGGCTTGGCGGGTTCGGACAAGCGCATGATCCCTGGAATAAAATGTCCGATCTCTACGGTATGCAACAGCACATGGCAGATCAGGATTGGGTAGCGCAATTAAATGAAAGGATGCTCGAAGCGCAGGAGGGTAATGCCACCGGAGATTTCTTTGCTAACCTCGCAGAAATAGTCCCGATTATAATTAAATTGATAGGAGCATAGGAGGTGAAACAATGGCTGTAAAAAAGGCAAATACTAATAGCTTTTGGGGAACGTTCGGAAAGAAGATTGGCCCCGCCATCAAAAGTGGTCTTCAGCTTGCCAACGATTGGGAAATGCAGCAGTTTCAAAAAGCAATGCAGGAAGCCGCCAATAAACGTGCTGAAGCACAAGAAGGCAGGGCGGCAGATAAATGGGCAACGATTGATAAACCAATAGGCTTGACCGATGTTGCATGGGCGCAAACAAAATCAGACCCTTCTTTATTGCAGGGATATAAAGACTTTACTTTGAGTGATTATGATTCCGGCATAGCCGAAAACCGATTCAACACACAACTGTACGATAGATACAGGCAACCGGATTATTTTAATCCCATGATCGATTCTCAAATAAGCGGTTTTACAAGTGACTTGTGGGGCAACCGCGCCAATACTGCTGAATCTGCAGCTTCGCTGGGTAGAGGTTCAGAGGTTGGGTTAAGTCCTAATGCTCCTATTCAACTTACAAGCGATTACAAAATGAAGACACAACAGAATGATTTAAGAGGACAAGAACTTGACCTTGAACAAAAACAGTATCAAAGCTTGATTACCAATGCTCTTATCGGCGCGGGAATACCTGAATCAACCGCAAGACACTATGCTGCGCAGTTGGCGGCTGATACCGCAGAAGCGAAAAAGAATGAATCCATGTTCAGCTTGGATAAGAGTTTATATGATTCTCTGGCTGGCACTGATTACAACAAAAATAGAATGGGTGCCATGATAGCAGCTCCAGGACTTGAAACAGAAGCAACAAGATTAGGAAATGAACTTACCGAAGCGCAGATATGGAATTTACGCAATCCGCAAGCCAAGTCATCTGGAGACTTCAATGTGTTTGGCGGGGGATGGGGAACTATTGATAAGGACACGCTTACTCTCTTGAATAAACAATACGAGTATGACCGTAACAAAGCGGTTGACGATTACGGCAATCCTGTTGCTGGATACGAGAATTTCCCCACAAACTTCCTTGAATACCTCATTGAATACGATCCCGGAGTATTCTTCGCCGCCGCTCCGACACTAGGTGTTGCTGATCCCCAAAAGTATTACAATGACTACATGGCGTGGAAATACCCGCAAGAAGAACAGACACAGCAACCTTCGGGGAATGATGAAGCGACTCGCCGTCAAAACTCGCAGGACAAAGTAAACGCCAAAGCATTACTGCAGAATTTACTTCAGCAAACAGGCGGCAATGCGGAAATGGCGTTGGCGGCACTGCAATCTTCTAAGTCCTCGATGAGAAACGTAAGCGGGGGTGTCGTTCAAATTGTACTCAAGAAACTCCAAACACTTGCTGGACAACAAAGGGCGCAACAGGCGTTCAATGAAGTCTTCCCGTCTTGGCGTTAAGGAGGTGTCTTGATGGCTTTACGATATAAACCCATTGCACCTCCTGCCCCCAAAGAAAAGCAAAATCTGTTACAAACAGTATTTGATCTTCTTTCGCGTGGGCAATATGTTTCTGCCAATACCGCTAAAAGGTTTGTTGACTTAGCGCAAAACGAATACAAGGGTAAGCCTGAGGAATTCCTGTCATCACTATGGCAAGGGTTGAAGGGTGGAGTCACCGGAGAAGAAAAGGGTGACTATACTAAAATCCTTGAAGATGAATTCGGAGTTAAGGGCGCAGGGGCAAAGGTTGGAGGATTCCTTGGAAACCTTATCTTGGATCCTCTTAATCTTGTTTCGTTCGGCGGGTTAACCAAAGCTGGTAAACTAAAGGGCATTGCAACAACCGCAGCGAAAGCCGGTTCCAAGGTTGACGATGTGAGTAAAGTTGGTAAGTTTGTGAACACCCTGCGTAAAGCGGGTAAGCCACTTGATCTGGCAGATGATATTGTCGATCAAGTCCGCATGGGTGATCGCGCATTGGTACAGATAGCCGGTAAAAGACTACCGGTATTACCTGCCAAAGCGGAAGCGGCGATCATGTCTGCGCCCGGAAAGGCGTGGGGAAAGATCGCTCAAACACCTTTGGGCGGCGCAGTACATCGAATGTTCTCCACTAAACCTTTGACCGAAGCCGGAAAAGAAATGCAATCGATACGCAAAGCAGTAAGAGATAATCCTTTGCGTTATCAGTTAGGCAAAGTGCAAGAAGAAGGAATCGAATTAAGTAAGCGTATTCAGGATTTGAAAAAATTAGGCGTAGATGAAAAGCGAATTCGGGACTTAGTAGAAATGCCTAACACTTCTTTTATTAAATCCGGACAAAGATTGCCTTCCAACATTAAGCCTTTACACAGCAAACCCAGCATAACTTCTGCTTCATTGAGTCCACGGGCATATGTTCACAATGTTGATAAACTTGTGAAGCAACCGCAAGAAGTGCAGAATGTGGTTAATGATATAAGCCGCATGTTGCGTGAAACGCTTGAAGCAGAAAGAAAAGTCGGTATTGATACTCCTGAACTATCAAGTGAATTCATGGAGTATATCCCGCGTTATTTCAAAAACAAACCCGACAAGACGCTTGTCGGTTCTGCTCCAAGAGCATATAGCTTAAAGCATCCGAGCATGAAAGCGAGAAAGCTAAGAAATATCACTTCAAGAGAAGCGGTTGACGCGGGATTCGACTTCATCGAAAACCCCGCTTTATCAACTTCGATGCGCAGAGCATATTCCGAAAAAGCGGTTGCTAATGCTAAGTACTTGGATGAATTGACTAAGCGATTCGGCAAAGAGGCAGCCGAAGAATTGCCTGAAGGGTATAGGGCAATTAAACAGCAATCTTTCTTTACTCCGAAGGGACTTCGCAAAACCGATCCATACCTCAAAAAGCTGGACGGCAAACTGTTTCCGAAAGAAGTTGCGCGAGAGATTGAGAAAGAGATTGTCAAAGCCGCTCCTTCCGAATTATCCAAAGCGGTTAAACCGGTACTTGATGCGTATGATCAAGGTTTATCATGGTGGAAAGCACAAACACTACCTTTATTTCCTTCATACCATTCGAGAAACCTTGTCGGCAACGTATGGCAAAACTATTTGAATGATGTTGGCATAGGTAATTATGTTGATTCGCTTAAAGCACAGGTTGGCAGCTCAAAGCTTGGAGACAAATTAGGGTTAAGTAAATGGCTTGACAAAGAGATTGTAACTGACACCGGACAGAAATTAACTTTAAGGGACGCTATGGAACAAGCAAAAAAGACCGGCGCACTTGACACCGGCTTTTTTAATGTTGATGTTGGTAAGAGCATAGAAGAAGGGTTAACCACTCCTTCTCTCAAACAATCCTTAAATCCATTATCGAAGAACAATGCGGCGATTCGGGCGGGGCGTAAGGTTGGAAGCTCAATCGAAGATAATGCCAGATTAGCAAACTTCCTTGACAAAATTAAAAAGGGGCATGTTTCAGAAGATGCAGCCGCAGCCGTTAACAAATACCTTTTCGATTATGGTGATCTGACTGACTTTGAAAAGCAAGTAATGAAAAGAATGTTCCCATTCTACACGTTCCCGCGCAAAAACATTCCCTTGCAGCTCGAATCCTTAGCTAAGAACCCCGGTAAATTTGCGACAATACCTAAAGCGGTTAATGCTATCAAAGATCCCAATGCCCCTAATCAGGCATTTGCTTCTGATTGGATTCAGGAGAACATGGGTGTCCCGATCAGAACTGCTGATGGCGAACCGGCTCATTTACCTCTCAGAAGTTATTTACCTGCTGTTCAACCTTTGGAGCTTGCTAACATAGGTCAATTATTGGGGTCAATGCTGACTCCGGCCAAACTTCCCCTGGAGCTAGCAACAAACAAAAACTTTGCCTTTGGCGAGGATATTGAGCGAACACCAGGAGCGCAAACAAATATGTTAGGTCTTGATATGCGCAATAAAGCCGCTCACGCTTTAAGGCAATTGCGACCCTTGTCTGAACTCGACCGCACTAATCCAGGCAACATCTTTGGAGCATTAAATTCCATGCTTAAAGGGCAAGGAATGAACTTTAAGGCAGAGCGTCCGCATAAGGTGGATGCCCCCGGACAAGACCGTGCCGAAACGTACTTAACAGGATTAAAGCAATATAAGTATGATGTTCAGAAGGGCAAGAGTGCGTTAATTGCGCGAAGTGAAAGAGAAATCTCAAACATTAAATCGGAGATCAATTATAACCGGCGCGAAGCATCCCGCTTGAGAAGCAGAGGGCAAGTGGCCGCAGCCATGAGTTACGAGAACCGCGCCAAACAATTAACCGAACAACTTAAGCAAAAGCAAAAAGAATTGTCTCAAAAGATGAGATCGTAAACCTATTTGACCGATAGGAGCTGTTGCCCATGCAACCAATAGACGGAAACCAAGTCCTTGACAATGTGCTTCAAACGACCATGAACTACCCGAACATGGCATGGCTTGTCATAATGATGGTGTTTTTTCTGTTCTTGATCATAGGGAGCGCGTTATTGATTCGCTACACCTTAAAGAAGAGCGACAAGCGAGAATTAATGATAATGGAACAGAGCGAGAAGCGAGAAGCCTTACTGATTGAGCAAAGCGACAAAAGAGAAGCCGCCCTAATGGAGCAGTTAAGAGAAATAGTCCCTGCCATTAATGAAGTATCTCTCGCCGTCAAGGGCATAAAGAGTGAGTTTGATCAGCGTTTCTCCAATATCGAAGCAAAGCTCGAAAGGGGTGATTAATTGAAACCAGAATATATTGTAATTCATCATTCAGCGACCGCAGACGGACAAACCGTAGACTGGAACGCCATTACAAATTATCACAAACATAAGTTGGGATATTTAGATGTCGGTTATCATTATGGCATTGAGAGAGTCAATGATCGATGGGCGATCATAACCGGCAGAGCAGAAGATCAGGCCGGAGCGCACACCAAGCAGGAAGGCATGAACTTTAAGTCTATCGGTATATGCATGATCGGCAATTTTGACACAGGGCGTCCCGACAAGGAAGCCCTTTTTCTTTTGACAATGTTGTGTGCCGATCTTTGCAGACGGCATGGAATTCCCGCATCAAATATTGTCCCTCACAGTAAATATGCCGTCAAGACTTGTCCGGGCAAGCTGTTCCCTTTAGTTGCGCTAAGGGAAAGTATCGCCAAAAGGCTGTAGAGGGGAGGGAGTGACTTGAAATACACAAGTCGCAAATTCAT